CACCGCTCAGAATGCAGCCGGATACGGTCTCAGCCGTTTCTGAGCTTCCTCCGAACGCTACGATAAGTCCTGCGATGAAGCCTGCGAGTGCTACCCAGAGCTTACGGCTTGTGAGCTTTCTCTTCCAGTCAATTTTCATGGTTGTTGCCCTCCAGTCTGTCTATTCTGTGATGTGCCTGCTTTGCGCTGGATTCCACCGCCGTAAGCCGCGTTACAAGGTCAAGATACTGCTGTTCCTGCTTGTCCAGCTTGCGCTTGATGTCGTCCATGCTTGCTTTTATGTACCCGATATCGCTGCGGTATGAGCCGTCCTCGCGATTATCGTCCCGTTTGTTCCGCGCGAACGCCGCCGCGCCAAAAATGATACCGGATATCGCGGCGATTACGCTGATAATTGTGATGATGTTCTCTACAGTCATGTTTCCTCCATTTCCGCCAGCTCCGCACGGAGCTGTGCCGCTTCTTCCTCAAGCGCCTTGAGCCTGCTCTTGCCCTCGGCAGTGCCGACGCCTGCGACTATTGCCGCAAGCGGGCGTATTCTTGCCCGGTCGATTTCGGAAAATCTCCGGGATATCTTGGCGGCTCTGAGCCGATTTTCCCGAGCAGCACGCTGCTCGTCATTTTCGCGCGGTTCGATGATTTCATCATAATTCTGCGACATATGCGTATCCTCCTTCTACTGCCTTGATGTCTGTTATTGTCCTCATGCTGGGACGTAAATCCAGCGGGTCGATGTCGTTTGTGGTGCGCATCTGGTAGTAGCGCTGGCACTTCTCAAGCTCGGTCGCCAGGTCGGGATGAACAAACAGTGTTGCAGAGCCATTCTCCAGCTTCATCCACTCAATGGTAAGCGAATCTCCAATTTCGATGCCTTTGTTCAGGCTCACGGATACCGCTGATATGTACTCGCTGTCAGGTAGATCTACCGTCACACTGTTTATGCCAGCCTGAAGCCTGGGAGTATAGTAGCTGTCAACGTAGTCCCCGGCTGCGGTCACAGTGCGGATACGCGCGGCCCATACTCCGGATACCTCCAGAACGTTCAGCGAGAGCGTGTACTTTCCGGGAGCAAGCGGGAATTCGATATTCTGCCAGAATGCGTGGGTGTTTGACGTCAGCGCCGCTGTAGCAGTCAGGCGGATTCCATCGGATTCCGGAGCAGCTTTGCACTTATCAGTGGAGATATACCACCTGTCCACGGTGTAGCCGGTGGAGTACTCGCTCAGCCCGCGCTGATTTACCCGGAAGTCCGGATTGTCAAGATCGTTCTTTCCGCTCAGCGTATTCCAGTACGCTTTCTCATCGGCTGTTACGTGGATATCCGCGTCAGCCGCATGCGCTTCTATGGCGGCTCTGGCTACGCTGTCAGCACCCGAGCCGCCTTGTGCTGACGTCTTAAAAGGGCACGCGGTGTAGTCCGAGCCTACAAGCTGAACCGAGCCGGTGCCGAGCAGATACACCGTCCCGCAAGCACCGTCTATCCTCATAGCCTGCCCCGCCGGGATGCTGACTACTCCGTCCGCTCCCGCTGATATACCCGCCTCTGCCGAAGCGTACACGACTGCTGTGCTGTCATTCCTCAGCCAGACGTTAGTGCCTCCGCCGTAATCCACCCTGATTTCCGCGCCCGTGAGCGCGATAGTCTTTGATGTCATAATTTATCCCTCCAAAAGTACCTTTTTGCCGTTAAAATACAGGCTGCCACCCGCTGTATACAGCTTATTTCCAGCGGAATATATTTCGAAATCACCTTTATCCATAAAGATTCCCATATTACTGTTTACCAGCTCTAATCTAATTTGCTCGCCCGAATCAGATACAATTTTTATTCCATTATTTTTGTTAAGCTTAATGCATTTTTCTTTGCCATCAGAATACTGTTGTACTATATTGTACCCGTCTTCGTTTGCTAGAATATAAAATCCCGGCGGTGCTTTCATTTCGAAGTAGTTCCAGCTAGGGCTTGCTTCAATGTTCAGTGATTTTACACCATTTTCCGTTGTGGTTATGCCACCATACTCATTGGTTATGGCGGCAGTATTTGTCCCAGAAGTCTGCAGCTTTTCGGCTGTGCCGGAAGAAGCCGCTTCCATCGCGTCCATGCGCTTTTCCAGCTGGGATTTGGGCTGCGTGCGCTGCCTGGATCCTGTGTAAGTCTCCGCAGAATAGGCCGCTACCGCCGATTCCTCCACTGCTGACAGGGACGAGGGCATGCTGCATTTTATTGTGTGCTGCCCCCGGTACCTCCAGATCTGAGAGGTGATCATGCCCGTTGCATATCCCCGGTCGGTGTCTATAGCGCCGCCCCGCAGCCGGACATAATCCCCGATCTCAAGAGCAGGGTCGCCGGTGAAACTCGAATCAAAAACGCGGTTCAGGCATTTGTACATCTGCAAAAGCTCATTGTTGAGCACCCCCGCGACAACGTCGTCGGAAAGCTCCGCAAGCAGCGGATTTTCGTTCAGCTCCATGACCGCAAGCTTCTCGCTGCCGCCCGCTGATATCTCCCTTGTAGAGTACACCGCAGCGCCGTTTCGCCTGGTGAACAGCTTCGCAATGCAGGTCGTATCGTCCGAGAAATCCGTATTGAAGCGGATATTCCCGGCTATTTCACGCACCGGGACTATTACGCCGCCGTCGTTTCTCTCACATGTGAGCGGCACGAATTCCAGCTCGTTACTGCGGCTGATCCTCGCAAACGAAGCAGTCATCATGCCGACATACATCAGCAGGTCGCGCTCGGTCTGGATTCGCGCCGTATTTATCTTCACTGCCTGCGCCGCGTTCGGGAGCGCTTCGAACTCCGCCTGCGTCATTCCGAACGAGACCCCCGCCGCGGTACACGCTCCGCATACAAGCTCGTACAGCGTGCCTTCCCGCTCGGTCGCCTCCACATCGAACAGCGCCATTCCGTCGAACGCGGAAAGCGTTACCGTGTCGTTCCGGCGCTTGATCGAGGAGCCGTCCACATAGAAGCGCCCGAGCGGCACCGTCTCGGACTTCGCCGCCTGCATATCGCTGTCGTGGTACAGAATGAACGCGAGCCGTATCGCCGCGCCGTCAAGATCGCTGGTCTTACCCGCGAAGCCTTTCAGGGAGCAGGAAAGCTCCCCGGAGTACACCCCGCCGGGGCGGAAGTCCCCGCGGCCGTTCATTTTCTGCGTTATAGAAAGGGAACCGGCGGCAATATTGTCGTCGGTCAGGTGAATTATAGTGCCGTCCCGGAGCCTTGCCGCGCCGCTTATCCCGGTGTACCGGACCGGCGCTTTTATAAGCTCCTTGTAGGTATCTGAAACATTGTACATATCAATACTCCGTGAATGACGTGGTGAAGCTCCACCAGCTCTTTTCCGGGTCGGAAGGCTCCCAGCGGAGCACCTCCGGTTCTCGGCTCGGGTCGGCGTAGCACTCCATCGTGCTGAACTGAACGTCGGCGGGCTGGTTGATGTCGAAGAACCTGACCTGTATCTTCGGGGGCTTTATAGCCTCGCGAATCTTCCGCAGGTCAGGGGTCTGCACTATCCAGGTGAACGACATCTTCCGGACGTCCGACCTGATTATGTCGCGTGTCGCATACATTGATTCCGACCGCCCGGAATTTTTGCTGTCGTAGTCCTTATAGAGCGGCTTGAAGCTGCTCGGCGTGGGCATTTCTACGCCGTCTATCTTTATGATCGAGGCGGTTTTCTCGGACATTGTTCCTCCTTTCCGGATCAAACGGATCATATTGCAGTTTATCCCAAACGTCAATAGCCGTTTGAACGGGTCTGCTCATTGTTCTGATACTGCGTTGTGTTTTCCGCTATAATTTGCCCGTCCAGGTCAATATAGTTGTGGAACTCTATTATCTGCGGTGCCGCCGAACTGTCGGGGAGCTGAACAGGACCCGTCATTGCTCCGCCGCTGTATACTGCACCTGGAATGCTGCTCTGCTGTGTGGAATAATCAGCGTAATCGTAGCCGCGCACCTGCCCTGTTTCCTCAAGGGACTGCTGCAAGCCGTAAGCGTAGGCGATACTCAGCATATCACCGTATCCGTTATCGTCGAAGAACTTCTGCTTTGCGCTGTCGGTAAGGTAATCATTTTTGACGGAGTTCAACGCGTCTGCCGCATTCATTCCCCGCTTTAAGCGTTCCAGGAGCGCGGAGTTCATGTCGTCGTACAGCGTTTCAAGCTCGCCGGACATCTGGTCTATCTTCATTACGTCGACAAGGTCGTCAATAGTGATCTGACCCGTGATGTATTTAAAGAAAAAATCGCCCGTGCTTGTTGCTCCGACAGACATCAGCTTATCCTGAAAGCTGTACAGAGCGCTCCCCAGGCTCATGAATATTCCGTCCCAGACCTTGAAAGCCGCCTGCTGTATCGGTGAGGCGAACGATTCTACCGAGTTCTGGATACCGGTCAGGAAATCCTCCACATCACGAAGCGCCTGCTTGTGCTCTTCCGTGTTCTGGTCTGTTCCGAACGCCTGATAGAGCGTACTGCCGATATCGTTCCAGAACCTGGTCCAGTCCTCGCCCCAGAGCTTTTTGATGCTTTCGTTCCACGCAAGGAGACTGTCATACTGTTCCTGCCCGGAGCCGAACACAGCCGACCACATCGTACTGAACCCCGTCCCGATATCCCCGAAGGTAGTCGAGAACGTATCCGCCAGCCCGTCCAGGCTGAAATTATTCAGCTCGTCCATGCTGTTGTTTACGCCTGCGAGATCGTCGGTCAGCCCCGCGATGGAATCCTGCGCGGATTCTGCGCCGTCAACTATCGCGCTGAAATCCACGCCGCCGGTGCTGCTGCCGGAATCGAATATGTTCAGCGTGTCGATGTCCGCGAGCTTTTTCTTGGCAGTATCCGCACTCTTGCCCAGCCCCGCCATGCTGTCAGAAAGGCTGTCCGTGCTTTCGGCTGCCTTGTCGGCTCCGGCGGCGGTATCCTCCATCGCAGCGCCTTCGGATTCGTTCATCTCCCGGGCGGTCGCTCCAACCGAAGCCACGATAGACAACAGTCCCGCCAAAATAACGAGCCACCCCGCAGCAGCCTTCATTATATTCGCGCGCTTTGCTTCCTTCGGAATGAGGATATTGAGCAGGCTGTTCCATTTCTCATTTGCGGCAGTCCACAGGGCATGCGCCTTAGTCGCCGCCGGGATCGCTACAGCGGCGCCCACAGCTATCCCGAGCAGGGTCTTTGCGCTCGGCGACAGACCTATGAGGTATTGCGCCACGCTGTTCAGCCCGTTGCCCAGCGACACGACGAGCGGCGTTATCAGCTCCAGACCGTCCCGCGCCATAGTCAGAAGCGAAGTCGCGGTCGGCAGGAGCTGCGTTCCGAGGTCGGCGGTCATGTTCTCAAGCTGCGCCTTTGCGGTCGTCAGCGAGCCGGAGAACGTATCGTTTTCCCGGGCGTAGTTCCCGGCGGCGTACTCCGTCTTGTCAAGGAACATCTGCATTGCCGCGCTGACCTTCTGCTGGGTCGTTTCGAGCTTGCCGAGCCCCTTTTCCTGCGCATACGCCTGGAGGGTCGTGTCGTTCATGGCAACGCCGAGATTGTCCATCATCGTGAAATTGCCCTTTGCCGCGCCGGTGACGGCTTCCATAGCGTCCTTGACGTCAACGCCCATGATGGAAGCCACATCGGAAGCCCTCTGCATGACCTGCTGCGACATCGCCGAAGCGTACCCGGTATCGAAGCCGGAGCCTTTCAGCAGAGCGCCCATCTTGTTTGCCTTCGCAAGGTAGTCAGATTCCGACAGCCCCATGTCCTTGTACGCGGTTGCAGCGGCTTTCCTCATGGATTCCGCATGCTCCGAGAACACGACCTCCACGCCGCCGAGCTGCTGCTCAAGCTCGCCGCCGGACATTATGCTGTCGCCGATTATCTTTCCGATACCGAGCGCCGCAAGCTTGTGCCCGAGATTCGTGAAGAAATTCCCGATATCATCGGTGGAACGTCTGGACTGCTCCTCCAGGTCGTCCAGCCTTCCTATTACATCGCCGATGGCTTCGTTGAACTTCCGGTCGTTCGCGGAAATGACTATGTTCAGCTCCTCAACGGTCATGGCTTTCCTCCTCCCTGTAATGCTGATTGTGGACGGCCGCTATCCTCGCCATCGCCGCCTGCGAGCGCTTCCATGCCGGAGTATCGTCCTGCATGAGCGCCCCGAAATGCCGCTCCGGGGTCTGCGGGAAGCTCCTCGGAGCATTCGCAGCAAGCCCGGTCAGGTACGCCGTATGCCAGGCGAACACCGCGCGGCTCCGGGCTTCATCAGTGCGGCGCTTCACGGCGGAGCTGTTCAGGTCGCAGAGCTCCGCCGGGGTGAGGTCGTAGAACTGCTCCGTATATGCGCCGCAGTCTACCGCCGTTTTTCTTAGCTGGGCTATCAGTTCCCCCGCGCTGCACGGTCGAGGAGCTGCCCCTGGATTTTTTTTGCGGCTTCTACGGCTGACTTCGCGATGAATCCGCCGTTCTTCAGCGCGGTCATGACGACCTCGGACGCGTCCTCTATGGTGCCGCCGTTGTCGACGAACTCGTCGTACGCGTCGCACGCCTCGCTATGCGAGATATCTGCGCCGCATGCGATGAACCGTGTCAGCACTCCGACCCTCTGGCAGCGGGAAAGTCCCAGCAGCAGGTCGCAGTCAAGCTCGGATTCGAGCTTCTCAGCCCGGCGCGCAGTGAAGCGCAGCTCAAGGCTCTTTTCATCAGATATTTTCAGATATGCTCCCGTCATGTGTTACCTCCGTTCCACTCAAGCTTGCTTTCAAGCGTAACGCTGAGAGTGTACTTCATAGCCTCGCCGACATTGCCGCCGTTAATGTAAACGGTGGGCTTGCCCTCCCAGGCGTAGGAAGTTCCGTCGGGATAGTTGAGCTTCCACTTTATCTTCGCGCCAGCTTCCTCAAGCTCCTTGAGCTTTGCGAAATTCTTCTTTATCACCGTTCCGGCGTCAGGGTCTTTCTCCTTGTTGTAGAAAAACCCAAACTTCATATCGCTGACGTCGGGAATACCTCCGATATAGCGCTCGTTAGCGTCGCGCATGTTTGTCACCTTGACCTTGGGCGGGTCGGCGCCCATATCGGGGTAGCTCTCCAGACCGTACAGCTCAAGCCATGTTGCGCCGTCGTCGGAAGAAAAATCAAGGTGCGTGTCCTTTGTTAAAAGCTCCATTATTTACCTCCTGTAAACTAGTCCTGTGTGTTCGTCTATCGCCGCGCTGAATGTCAGCGTACGGCGGTGCAGTCCGTCCTCCCGGATATCCGCGCCGGAGTTCCGGACGAATCCCCGGGATATCAGCCGCGCGGAGATTTTCAGCGCCGTTTCAGTGCAGCGCTGCAATTTCGTGTCGTATACGTCCACCTGGAACGACACCGCCGCAAGCCGTTCCTCGCCGGAAATTATCGTGCCGGAACCCATGTCCAGCGGCGTGAGTATCGCCAGCGGGAATTCCGGAACTATCTCCGGGTATTGCGGCTCCAGCCGGACGATATCTTCCACCAGCGGCGGAATAATGATGTTGATATCAAGCATTGTCTATTGCCTTTCTCAGTTCCTCCGCAACAATGGCGTATATCTTCTTTTCCTCGTTCTTCCCGACCGCCGCCCGGAGGAACGACTGCGCCCTGTGCCCGTGCGAGGTGTGCCAGTTGCCCTGTTCGTCCTGCCAGCGCCAGAGCAGCTTTGCGGTGTGCGGCACTCCCGGGTCGCCTTGCGTGCCGGTGCCGTACTCCACGAATATCGCGTATTCCTTGTTGGTGCCGACCGTGACTACGCCCGGCGCGATCCGCTGTACCCGGATACTGTTCCGGAGTTCTCCGGTGTCCACCGGGCAGAGCAGGACGGCGTTTCCGCGTATCTTCTCGCCGCCCCTGAGCAGGGCGCGGTCGAGGACCTTCCCGCTGTCCGCGCGGATGGACTGCATTTTCTTGATAAGCTCCTGTATCGTCATACCAGCTCGCACACCGCCTTCCTGACGTTGCCGTAGGTAGTCACCCCTCTGACCTCGTAAGTGCCGCCGGGGAGCTTCACACGGTCGCGCTCGCGGATATCCGCGCCGATGTCGCAGAAAAGCTCCACCGAACGGCTGAACTTCACGCCGTACTGTTCGGCGGTGGCGTTATCGGAGAGCGGCTGGACTTCCGCGCGGATAGTTCCGGCAGGCTCCCAGCGTGTTTCGGTGCCGATGTAGGCGCTTTTCACGGCCGCAGGACGGGTCAGCGGGAGCGTTTTAAGCCTGTTCTGAATCAGCCGTATAAAGCACCCCTGCCTTTCTGGGATAGTTTTTCAGCCGCGCAAGAAGCTCCGGCGGAAGTCCGTCGAAGCTCTGGGAAATTCCGCCCTCGCTGCGGGAGGATTCCCCCTCAGCGCCGCGCTTGTTATACGCTATCACTGCAAGCTGAACCTGCACGGAAACGAGCCTTTCCGGGACTACATCACGCCCGATATAGTCGCGGACGGAATCCTCCGCGTCCGACAGCAGGGCGGTTATTAACCCGTCCTGCGAATCGTCCGTTATCCCGGCGAGGAGCTTGAAGCGCTCAAGCGGGGTCATGCGCCGACCGCCGCGTCGAATACGGCGGAAGCCGCTACGACCTTATCGTCCACAACGGAAACTACAGCGACCTTGTTTCCGGCAGTCGCGGAGATGATGCCGTCCGCAGGGACCTCGGTGAATCCAGTCGCCGCCGCGCCGAACTTCGGGACGGTGACGGAGCTGTCTGCCTTGTACATCAGTTTTCCGGCGGCGTTGCGCGCGATCCTGAGCCTGCCCCTGCCGGAACCGGCGGCGGTCATGGACGCTCTTATCTCGCCCATAGCGCCGAAGTGAACGCCGACGGAGCACTTCTTGTTCTCGGTGACGAACGCGTCGTAGTACACCAGACCCTCGACAAGATGACCCGCGATACCGGGAGGATTGTCGTGGATCTTGTATTCTGCGAGCTTCTCCGGGGAGCACACAGATTCGCCGTAAGCGATGATGAACGAAGCGCCGGCGGGCATTCTGCTCTTGGGAACAGCGACTATCTTCACGCCGTCGACGTCGCCGACCTGCCCGGTGATGAGCATGTTCTGCGCAAGCTCGGAAGCCTTGGTGTAGCCGTCGCACTGCTTTATCGCATTGAGGAACGCGTTGGAAACGTACGCCACTCTGCCGACCGCAGGCACCTCGTCGTCGCTGATGGCGCTGTTTATCGCGAGAAAATCACTGTATGCGGTGGAGTTGCTGGTGGCGCTGACCGCTACGTGCTCAGCCTTGTTCGCGGCGGTCTTAAAGCGGTAGGCGTCCACCTCCGGAATAACTACCTGGTCGAGCTGTCTGCGGAGCGCCTTTGCCGCGTCGCGGATACCCGCCGGGGAATCCACCGCGTTGGTGGCGTCGATGGTGAACGTGAACGAACGCTTCTGAGTGAGGGTCAGCTCCTCGGTGGTGTCCTCCAGCTCCTCGGGGTTGCCGTAGCGGTTGGAGCCTGTCGCCTTGTAGTCGTTCATTTCAGCGGTTCCCATGCTGTAGACCTTGACGGTCTGTGCTCCGGTGAATTCGTACTTGCCGCCAGCCATCGAAGTGGTTAGCGCTCCGAGCCTGAATACTTCGTCGACCTTGTCAGAATACTTTGTTGCGAGATTTACTGCCATTAAAATTACCTCCTGTTAAACTCCCAGTCCGTCAAGGAATGGGTCCTTTGCGCCGGGGTCGCCCTTTTTCAGGGGAGCTCCGGCTAACTTCTTTGCTACCTCCGCGCTGACTGCGTCCGTGAAAGCCTTTGCGACTGCCGCCGCGCTTGCTTCGATACCGTCGGGGTCGGAGATGTCCACAGCCCCTACCAGAGCGGCGGGGACGTTCTTCTCCGCGAGGTACTCCTTTGCAAGGGCGGTGCGCTCCCGCTTCGTCAGAGCCGCCTCGCGGTCTGCGAGAGCCTTTTCCTGCTTCTCGCGCTCATGCTTCGACTTTTCGTCTGCTGTCATAGCGGCTACGCGCTCAGCCTCCGCCTTTTCGTCCGCAGCTTTCTTCTCCCAGCGCTTCTGGCGCTCCGCGATGATCTTGTTGAGCTCTGCCTGGGTGAACGTCTTTTCAGCGGGCTTGTCGGTTTTGGTCTCCCCCTCCGATTCGGGGGCAGATACGTTAGGATCACCTCCACCGCTTAAAGCTGCGGTCTGCTCCGTTGCCTGTGTGGTCTGAGTATTCTGTTCGTCTGCCATAGTTACCTCCGTTTAACGTCCGTATGACTATTTTCCGCGCGGCTTTTAATGTCGTCAGCGTGTTTCGGACAATAAAATAGCGCCGTGCTTCTCGCATAGCGCTTGATTATTCGTTTGAGATTCTAGCTATTATTTCAAGCTCCCGTTCGCTGAGGTGCCAGCGTTCTGCTTTCTCACGTTCTGCTTTCTCACGTTCTGCTCTGACTTGTTCCGATACAAGCCAGCCGCAGCCGAAAACAGCTTTTTTAGCCGCTCTCTGGGAATCCAGAGCCGAAACACGCACGCTTGCGGAGCGGGGAACAACGAACTCTATTCCGTACCTTGCATAGGGATAAATCGCCACCGTTGTCACCAGCTCCAAAGGATATGAGTATTTAGGAACGCGCTTTCTAAGCGCTGCGGTGTTTGCGGTATTCGCTTCATCGACCGCCTTGTAAAGCGTTGGAGAAGTCCGCGCCCTTATCTCGTGCGGTTCAAGGTTTGTAACGAACGACGTGCAGATAACCGCGCCGTTTTCGTATTCTATATCAACGCCTACCGGAAGTACCGTGCAAAAGTCACCATATCGGCAGCTTGTCAGAGTAGGAGCGAACAGGAAGAACTTTATATTTCGCTCAACGTAAAAGCGCACGATTTTTGAGAGTATGGAAAACGGCGGATTGTCCACAACAACACCGCCGCTGTAATCTTCCTTTTCATAGTCGCCGCCAGGGTAGAACGGACGCATAAACTTCGACTTGTCGAGTTTGTACTCGTTCGCCACCCAGTCCGCTATTGCCTCATACACAAGCGGCGGTGTATAGCAGTCGTCGGTCGTTTTCTTGGGCTTGAACTTCTCGATGAAGCCCTCATAATCTTCAAACTTTTCTTTGTTCTGGCTTGTTGCCATTTGCTTCTCCTTTTCATGGCATAAAAATAGCGCCCCGTCGGAGCGCTTGGTTATTGGAATGGAAAAGCACCCTGTTTGGCGCGGGGTGCAAGAAAAATCAATAAATGCCGTCTATAGATAAATACCCCATATCATAAACGTCCTTATTTTCGGAAACACATTTACTGATAATGCTCACGATCTCGTCAGGCGACGTACACGCCATCGCCGACATAGGAAACGAATCATCGAATGTCTGATCGTAGGTTTCAAGAGCTTTGTCAAATTCACTCATTCACTTAACCCCTTTATGTAGGAGGAGTTAATACCAGCCCGCCCGGATAGACGGCTAAAATACATACTTCAGTGCTTTCATCTGGCTGGCACTTGAACAGAAACCCACTACCGGACTGCTCAATGCATTCTAATATCCGAAAGCCATATTCCGAATCAGTTTCTTCATCATACTCGCGATATGCCGATAAAATTTCCCTTGCTTCAGCTTCAGTCATGTTTTCTTCACCTCCACAATAGATTGAATTGTTGCAGAATCAGCTAAAATGCTCTTGTCGTCCATTCTGAAAAAGCCAAATTTCCCAGGAGATCCTTTTTGAAAATAATGGTCAACATCTTGTTGCCCGGTTTGCGGATCCATATACCTGACTGAACCATTCAACTTTTCCGCTACAAATACATGAGCGCCCTTTCCTCTGCCTTTCCATTTCACATAAATAGCATACCGCGCCCCGTCGGGAGAGCTTTGAATCTCATTTTTAACAGCCGCTTGTGAAAGGTTAAGCGTAAAAGATTTCCACGATTCCTGGATTTTGTCTTTTGGTATAAAGCATTCCGAACCCCAGGTAACAGTATTGTTTGCCGATGGCTTAGGCTTTGCAATGACATCATACCCACGCCTGCGCAGTTCATACGTTTGCACGCAACGCTGGCAATTCACGCGATAATCTGCGCTCTGCGAATAATATGGATTCGCGCCCGCTACGGCGTTTTCAATTGGTATTGGCTTTTCGCATTTCGCACCAGTTGCCTGTTCTATTACATCTATTATACCACTTTCACCGGATTTGTCAATAGAATTCTTCATATCGTCAAAGGTAAGCTGAACCGCGCCGCCGTTCCCGGAAAGCCCCTGCTTCCACTGCTCGTAAGTCATACCCGCAGGCACCTTAACGGTATTCCCATCCTTGTCCTTAGCCCGGCGCTCCAGACCTGCAAGCTCCTCATCGCCGAAGTCCGCGATGGTGGTCGAGCGGCAGAACGGGTGCATGGGCGGGTAGTTCGTGCCGGGCTTTGCCTTTGCGAGGTCGAACACCTTGCCGTCCAGGGCGGCGCAGCATTCGCAGGTGCGTGAATCAAGCGTAGCAACGAACCTATAGCGGTCGATTCCAGCTTCGGAATATGCGGACTTCTGCGCGGCATTCGCGACATATGCGCTCTCCGTCCGGACTATGCGCCGTGCGCAGAACGCGTTCACCCCGAACTGCTCTTGAAATATCCGGGCGGTCTTTTCGCCGGAACGCCCCGACAGCATACTGACGAGAAGCTCGCTTTTCAGCCTAGCCGTCATGCCGCTTACGTCCTTCCAGATACGCTGTGAGTAATTTCCGCCGCTCCAGTTGGAACGCAGAATCCGGTCAACGTCCTGCCGGGGGAACTTTGAGAAGCTGAACCCCAGCCCCGTGCCTTTCTGAATGCTGAATATTTCGTGGTAGTAGCTGTCCTCCGCGACATTCCGCAGCGCGGACGTGATGTGCCGGTTCTCGGTCTTGTACAGCTCCCGACACTGGCGGTTGATATCCCTGTTCAGCTCCTCTATCCGGGTTATTCGGTAACGGTACGCTCCGGCGCTGTTTATCGCGTTCAGCAGCGCTTCGCGTTTATCAGGGTCGCCGACCTGCTGCGCCGCTTTCCGGAGCCTCTGGAGCGCCGTGCCGTCACCGGCGGCGTTCAGTATCTTTTTCGCTTCCGCTTCGGAGATACCGAAAGACTGCATTCCGCGCATGACCGCCTTGACTTCCTTTTCGAGATACGCGGAGGTCTGATTTATCGCCGCGTTCATCTCGGCGGCGGTTTCCTCGGCAGTGCCCATGCGGTCGTACATGTCCTGAGCGGCGCGGCGCTCCCAGTAATCACGGCTGTTCATCTGTCATATCCGGCGGGAGGTTCGGGAAATCGTTCTGCTGCTCCCTGACCTTCTCAGCGGCTCCCTCGGGGTCGTCCACAAAGGGCAGAAGCCCGAGCAGGATCTCCCGCGGAACCATGTCACGCAGCTCGGAAACAAGCTGTGCGACCTCGGTTTCGTTGACCGGCAGCGCCCTGGTGAACTGTATCGAAATATCCCGGCTGCTGATAGCGGCTTTCCCGGTGGTGCTCAGCCAGTTGCAGAGAAGCCGCAGGCGCTCCTTCAAACCTTCCCGGAAGTAGCGCTCCTTGATTTTCGTTATCTGCTCAAACCCGAGGAGCTTATAGCGCATTGCAACGCCGGAAGCGTTCCCGCCGAAGCTCTCGTCGCTCATGCAGGGGACGTTCGCGAACTTGTGTATATCCTGCTCCAGCGACTTGCGGAGCACCTCCACGCTGTTCTCGTCGAACTGCCGCGTCAGCCATTCGGCGGAGCTGTCTGCGTCGAGCTCCAGCAGGCCGTTCTCCCGGAGCGCCTTGTAGCTTTCGGATTTCTCGTCGTTATCGTCGCCGAGGACTGAACCCTTGATAAGCAGTATCGCCTCGACGAACTGCTCCTTGTCGTTCACGCGGTCGCTCTGGAGGACGTTGTACGCGTCGATGAGCGACAGCACCGGCTCGAAATCGCTGCCGCAGGTGGAGTTGTTGTATATCTCGATAAGCGGCACCCCGCCCATTCCGTGAGGTCTGCTCTCAGCCCCGCCCGTGACAGAAAAGCCCGTGTCGGTCGTGAAATGCATGACATTTTCAGTATCGCAGAGATACACGGAATACCCGGTATCCTGGTTCGTGACGCTGTCGTGAAGCTTGTAATAATACACCCCTGCGACCGGCTTCTGCCGCACCGTGTCGTCGTAGATAACGAACGCCTGGCGCGGGTCCGGGGAATACAGCCGGGGCTGTCCGTCCTCGTCGGTGTAGATGAACTCGTACGCCGTGCCGAATATGCTAGCCTTCTGCGCGAGGTCTATGTCCTGAGTGTCGCTGTCAGCGGCTCTCAGAAGCTCCAGGAGCGGCTCTATGCCATCGCAGGAATACTTCACCGGATTGCCCGCAAAGTAGCCTACACAAGTGTCTGAGATGTATTTCGCGTGATTGCAGACGAGCTTGTTGTTTGCGAGGACTGAGCGCTTCTCACGGCCGCATATCGGGTGATCGCCCTCATAGTAGCGCTCCAGCAGGTCGTATCTGGCGTGCATGTGCAGGGTATGATCCTTGATGAACTTGCAGGCGGCTTCCGGCGTGACCGGAGTTTCCCGCGATATCGTGAAGGGCTTTATCATCAGTAAATGCCCATCTCCTTTCTGTTGAGTATTCTGGCGTGTTTCGTATCGCTTTCCAGCGCGTACCGCATGGCGTCCATGAGGTGGTTGAAATCGTCGATGGGCTTGTTTATTGTGCGTCCGAACCTATCCTTTGCCCAGGTGTAGTTATAGATCTCCACAAGGAAGTTCTTGCAGCGCGGGTGAACGATCAGCTCGTAATCCTGTATGCGGTCGATGCCGTTAAGGATAGAGTCCTTGCCTTTCTGAGCGGCGCGGACTCTCCGCAGACCCAGCGTGCGCAGGCGGTCGATGGACTTAGGCTCCGCGCTGTCGGCGGTAATGACCTCCTTTGCGTAGCCCATCTCTGTTATGCGCTCTGCAATGCGCTCGTTGCTCATTCCGCGCTCGTACATCTCGTCGAACACCCATATTTTCTTTGACTTCTCGTCAACCATACCAGCCCAGAACGCCGTCGGGTCGTTGGTGTAGCCGAAGTCCAGGCCGAAGAAGCTGCGCGCCGTGCCCGGCAGGTCGGAAAGCTCGAACTCGGCTTCCCGGAAATTCTCATACACCAGACCGTCCACCATGCCCCAGTTCCCTAGCCCTGCGACCTGGTAGCGCCGGGGATTATCGCGCTTCATGCGCTCGAAAACACGCAGGTCTGCGTCGTCCAGGAACTCGTTACAGAGGTAGTTCGTGGTCTTTGCCAGGACGTCGCTGTCGGGAGCGTCGAAGAAACGCTTCTTGAGCCAGTGGTGCTCATTCCAGGGGTTGAACGTCAGCGTTATCTGCTTGAACAGCCCGTCCGGCACCTGCCCGCGGATACTCTCGTCGAGGGTGTCAAAGCTCTCCTCGCTGTCGATCTCGTAGGCTTCCTCTATCCACAGCCAGCAGAGGACTCCGACGTCAACGGTGATGGAGGTGACTTTCAGCGGATCGTCCAGACCCCGGAAGTAAATCTTCTGCCCGGTCGGGAGGTAGGTCATTTCCAGGGGACTGAGATTTATCTGCCAGTACTGCTGGACGCCGAGCCTTGCTATCGCCCATTTCAGCTCCGTGAAGCAGGAATTACGCAGCGTGTTGTAAGTCGCGCGGACTACCAGCAGGTTCGCCGCCGGGTGCTTCATGAGATTTACGATGAACCACAGCGCGGAGGTCTTGCTCTTCTTGCTCGCACGGGAGCCTTTGCATACGCGGTATCTCCCCCGGAACCGCCAGAATTCGCCGTAGCCGCCGCCGACAAGCTCCGGGAGGTATATCTGCTTCGCATTAGTCTGCAATTTTATCATCGCCTGCTATCACCACCGGGATATTCCCCTCGACGTTCAACTTGTCGGTGAACAGCCCGAACCGCTTGCCGAGAAGCTCGGCGGCTTTCAGGCGCTCGCGCTCATCCGGGGGCTTCGTGATCGTCCGGGCTTCGGAGCAGCCGTCGCCTACGCTCTCGACGACTACGACGGAAGCCTCGCTCTCGCCGCGCAGCACCGCCGTGAGGTACTCCATGACCTCGGCGGCGTCGGCGGTGCGCTCGTTGTGTAGCTGCTCTAGGCGCTCGTCAAGGTAGGCTCGAATGCTAACATTTCCTAACAAACGCGCCGAAGCTGCTCCGGCTGCTTTGTCTGATTTCACATTCGGATATGCGGCTTTATACGCGCGGGTCCCGTTCAGATCTATCAGATATTCGTCGCAGAAACGCTTCTGCTTTTCGGTCATGGTGGTTCCTCCTTTCGGCATAGAAAAAGCGCCCGGGCGATTGCTTCGGGCGCTTTTCAGTATTTCATGATACTAGTATAGCACATTTTCAGCTATCATTCCATATCATCTTTACGTGCTGGAGCGCCCGCCCGTGCAGGCGGCATATCTGCGGATAGCTGTAATTCATGCGGACGGCGGTTTCGTCGAGGGTCAGCAGGTTGATGTACTTGTACTCCAGCAGCGTGCGCAGGCGCACCTCCGGGACGGTCGCTATCGCCGCGCGTATCTCCCGCTGGAGGTCTATGCTGCGGTCGATGTCCTCGTTTATCTCGCGCTCCAGGTCGACTATCCGGGCGGTTATCTCGCCGATACGGTCGCGGGGCGTGGAGCTGCGCGCGCCGTCCGAGCTTCCGGAGCTTACCGTCTGCGCTTTCCTGCGAAGCTCCCCGACCTGCTCCAGCTTCGCGTTTATGCTGTCGTTCAGGTCCTTGTACTGCGAGAGGTATTCTTTTGCGGTCATTCAGCCCTCCTGTTCCAAAACTCAGAAATTGTCTTACGTTTGTTTTCTTCGGTATCATTTTCATAAACTTCTACCGCGTATGGCGAGGCGCCGCATTGTTTGCATTCGACCATCATTACATCGAAAGCGGTCCCTTTTAAGTGTGTAGGCGTTCTGTAATATGCCTCGCCCCCGCAGAACGGGCAGGACTTCAGCTTAACATCAGCCATTGTTGTTTACCTCCTCTGGTGCTATTATTTTTCTGTATTCACCGAGCCGGTCTTTGATAAGTGGCTCATAATCGGTATTAAGCTCAATACCGATGCCGTTGCGCCCCAGTTGGTTTGCAACCTGTAAAGTTGTGGCTGTGCCACAAAACGGATCAAGAACGGTACCACCGCTGCGTGAGCCAGCTAAAATGCAGGGGGCGATTAAATCTGGTGGGAATGTGGCAAAGTGTGCACCTTTATACGGTTTGGTGCTTACCGTCCAAACATCTCTTTTATTTCGTCTGTCTTTGCCGCCATAGCGCGGTGCACACGCTTTCATCGGCCCGTTTGTTTTTCCGTAAGCCCTTTGCGATCCAGCTTGAGCCTCAATATTTTGCGAAAGTCTTTTTTTTGTACTCTCTGCTGTGGGCTCGGCTATTGCCTCACCATCAAAATAATAGCGGGGTGTTTTTGAAAGCAGAAAAATATATTCGTGGCATTTTGTGCAGCGATCCCGCACGCTTTCCGGCATTGGGTTGGTTTTCTGCCATATAATATCTTGCCGTAAATACCAGCCGTCTGCACGCAGGGCAAAGGCTAACATCCACGGTATGCCCATAAGATCCTTTGCTTTTATCCCGTCAAAAGTTTTTGGCGTCTTGGTTGGAGCTGATCCGGGATCAAGCACATAAGTTTCTTTTTGCCTGTTCTTATTGTTCCACGCACCTTTACCGCTGCCGGCGTAACTGTCTGCAATAACCACCCACAGCGTGCCCTCCGGTTTAAGTACCCGGTGCACCTCTCTAAAAACAGCAACGAGGCGCTGTATGTATTCCTCCGGTGTGCTTTCCAAACCGATCTGCCCGCTGTTCCCATAATCACGCAAAACGTAATACGGTGGCGATGTTATACAAGTGTCAACGCTGCCGCTATTGAGGGCTCGCAGCCCTTTTAGTGCATCCGAAAAAATTATTGTGTTCACGGTTTCTCCTAATAGCCTGTCCATATCAATATAGCGTTCAAGATTTTCAACTTCGTTTTCGTCCATTTTTGCCCCACAGTTGCCGCAGTAATCTGTTGTCTGGGCATATTCGCCTTCCTCGCGGTCATAAGAAAACCCACAATTAGAGCAGTACGGGTCTTGCGTATGGTAGCCTTTCCAGTGGGCGTGCACTACTGGTGCAACGTCAGCGGCAGGCGTATCTTTTGGAATGACAATGAAATCATTCGCCAGTTCCTCAATGTGAGCCTCTGTCCAGACTGGCTCATCATCTTCCGAAACAGAGCTAATGTACCAGCCCTGGAGATAGCCCTCACCGACCGCCTCGCTCTTGTCTATGTATTCGCTCATTTCACGTCCTCCTTTGCGGGCTGCTCGGAGTGCACAAACGATACCGCTGTAAGCGCGTCGTTTACGCCACGCTCATAATATCTCGCACAAGCATCGACTTGTTCCTGTTCCACACGGCGCCGTTTGTCGTTCTCTGCGAGCAAGCGCTCTTTAATTTCTTTCAATTTCTCGTTAGTCATTTCGCGTCCTCCTTTACACCAGAGCTGCAAAAGGCATTTTCTTTAACGCTCGTTCCCCATATGCAGCAGAAACCATATCCGTCAGCCTTTCGTGTTCCCCAGTGTTCGCAGTCCTTACAGCGCACCACTGGTGCCCATGTTTCAAGCAGTTTTGCCTGATTGTTGACCAGCTCCTGCTTTACCGCAAGATTACGCTCCAGAATCCGTATCTGGTGTATAAGTTCGTCCTTTGTCCAGCTTTTCAGCGTGCTGTCTGCGTAGGTGTGTTTACTCATTCCCGCTCACCTCCAGCAGTTCCGGGTTGTCGTGAATATTACCGATAACTTCACATCTGCTTGCAATATGGCTGATTTCAGCGTTCCAACCATCAAATTTGCCCCTAAACTGCGCGTAGTCGCTATCGAAGACCACGATATATTCAACACCGAGGTCGTCAATGACATCTCCCTCAAATATCTTTGTTCCGAGCTTATCTTCCAGCCCGGTGAACTGACCGACGGTCGAGGGGTCAACTTTGTACGCTTCACTGTTGATTATACCATTCGTAAGGCTGTCAAATTTTCCTGTCATGATATAGTGTGTATCAGGTATGCAAACGTAGAAGCCCTTGACCCACTCGACGTTGTCCGTCCGCTTCCCGCGGAAAAGTATTTCACGCATTTTTCTCCACCTCTACCTCGTCCAGCGCGGCGATTATCACGCTGGGCGTATTTACGTCCATCAGCTCCAGGGAGTACGTCCAGCCGCCTTTCGCGTACCGCGTGATAACTCCGGATATCCTGCACCTGGAGGTTATCCCCATGTGCGTGTGCAGGACTACCGCGCCCTGCTCCGCTGCCTTGGTTACTTCTTCGAGCTTCATTCGAGCACCTCGATTTTGATGAATATTCCGGGAATCTGTGCCCAGAACTTTTCACACAGCTCCGAAGCGACAAGCGCGTCGTCCTTCCAGAACCCGACCGCAGTCATGCAGTCCTTGAGGAGCTTCTGGAGATTGTCGGTGTCCGGGCGGGTCGTGCGGTACTCGCCGTCGCGGTGCTTGAATTTCAGAGGGAAGCACCAGCGAACCTCCAGATGTACGCCCTTTGTGTACGGCTTCTCCGGCTTATGCTTCGCGAGGTGCGCCGTGAGCTTCGCGCGGGCTTCCTTGAGTTCCGGAGGGTCGTAAAAGCGCGGTCTGCCGTTCCGGACTGTGACTTTATGTTCCTGCGCCGTAACCGTCGGCGGTATCATCGGCAGGAAGAACTGCATGTCTGAATTTACCATTAAATTACATTCTCCTTTCTGAGAAAAAATCCGGGGTCATTGTCGTGTGCGTGTAGGGGACACCGCCGACCCCCAGGGCGGTGTCCTACCGTACGCACATGACAGGTATGGTCGGCACGACTATATATAAATGGGTGCCACTTCCGGCGGCGGCATATAAAATAACGTGCCGCCGTCAATTTCCGGCATTTTGACATGACGTTATTCTGACGTGCCGCCGTCTGACTTTTTGACAACTGCCATAGTGTTTTTGTCAATCCAGTAACCATATTTATCCACCCATCTGCGGATAGTACGCTCGCTGACCTCCGTATAATCGGAGAGCATTTGCACCGTCGGAGGTTCGCCCATGTTCGCCATTGCGAGCGCATTTTCGAATTTCACCTTGTTGCCGTCGTTCTGCTTTTTCGCCTGTGCGCGGCGCTTCTCTGCGACCCTCTGCCACTGCGGGATATCGCCGTCAGCGTTGACGTCTTTCAGCACCCCCGACATATCTATCTTATGTATCGGATAATCGAACCACACATTCACCGGCGGGAACTTCGGGAACTCTCGCAGAGTGCCCTCGATACGCCACGCGGAACGGCTTTCAGCCAGCTTCTCCGCCGCCGATATACTTTCCTCCGCCTGCCGCAGGGAATCCCCCGCAAGCGCGTTTCTGACGTGCTCCCGCATTGCCTTGGCCGTAACCATGTCGTCCTGTGAAATGTCGCCTGCCTTGCCGCTGCGGACGAGCAGGTCATAGCAGATATTGCACACCGCCTTGTTCTGCTCCTCCCTGACGAGCGCCTCCGGGAGCCCCAGCTCGATGAGGTCGAGCAGCGCGTCCGGGTCGCGGGCGAACACGCCGGAGCCGGAGGCTCTGTCCATGCTGCGCTTCGCTCCCTGCGCTCCCTTTGAGTGATGGTGGCAGTATATCACCGCGCAGCCAAGCTCCGTGCAGACCTTGTCGAACTGGTTGCAGAAGTGCGCCATCTGGTCGGCGGAATTCTCGTCGCCGGTGATGACCTTATAGATAGGGTCTATGATTATCGCGAGGTAATCTCGCTTTGCGGCGCGGCGTATCAGCTTCGGCGCGAGCTTGTCCATAGGCACGGACTTGCCGCGCAGGTTCCAGATGTCGATATTCCGGAGGTTCTCCGGCTTCCAGCCGAGCGCGTTGTAGATGTCGGCAAATCTGTGCTCGCAGGAAGCCTTGTCAAGCTCCAGATTGACGTACAGCACCCTACCCTGGGCGACTTTCCAGCCGAGCCACTCGCGACCCTCCGCGATAGCCGCGCACAGCTCTATCAGCGCGAACGACTTGCCCGCCTTTGAGGGTCCCGCGATGAGCATTTTGTGCCCCTGCCGGAGAACTCCCCCGATAAGCGGCGGCGCAAGCTCCGGCATGTCGTTCCAGAAATCCGCCGCGTTCTCGAAGCCCGGGAGGTCGTCGTTCACGCCCTCTATCCATTCCCGCCACTCGTTCCAGCTCGCCTTGCCGATGTTCGTATCGACGATGTACTGCCGGTTCTCGCCGCGCTGTACGCCCGGGATCCTCGACAGCCGCGAGGGATTGCGGTTCTGCGTGTCGGGCTGTAAGCCGTTCTTCTGGCATATCTGGTAGAGGAAATCCACCCGGCGGCGGTACTCCTCGTAGTTCTCCGCGTCGATTCGGACGATAGCGTGCAGGCTCTTTTTGCCGCTGTAGACCAGCGCCGCGACCGGGAGCTCCAGCTCGCGGATAATAGCGTTCTGCTGTTCGATGTCGACGTTGTCGCTCTCCACCAGGGCGTAGCGGAACTCCGTTACGTTCTCGTTCTTGATACCCCTGCCGTCCAGAGGATTGAAGCGAATCCACGCCCCCGCGCGCGGGTTGTAGTCCCCGAGGACAGCGCCGACATCGCCGCCGCATTTCGACAGGTGCGCGATGAGCTGACCCGCCGTGCGGTCGTAGGCGCCCTTGTTCGCGGGAATGAACCTGCCGTCCTTTTCGTAGCTCTGCATGACGTAGCCGACCTTGTCCTCCGGCTCGAACAGCGCTTCCAGGTAGCGGATTATTTCCCGCGCGGGATTCCAGTCGGCGGGCGGGTTTATCTCGCGCCCCTCCACCCAGTTTCTGTTGACCACGACGTGCTCCTCCGGGGCTTCGTATGATATCTCGTCGTCCCAATCCAGTGCGCGGCTTTCCGCGACGGGCATTCCGCGCTCCTTTGCGAGCTGGACTATCGTCGCCCCGGTGACAGGGTTCGGATTCCCGCCGAAGCTCTCCCACTTCTTCGCGCACTCGCCGGAATGATAGCGGCTGTCGGAGTGGCTCCAGTCGTCCCACACGGAGCAGGGCAATCCCTCCTGCTTCAGCGCCATGCCGACGTTCACCCAGGTCTGATAGTCCAGCGACGCGGGGTCTATGTATTTTAAACATTCTGTTAGATTCATAAGCACCTTTCTTTCAAATTCGGAATTCGGAATTATGAATTCGGAATGAATGTGTCCCGCTCCGCGGGACTGATTTAAATTCGATACGATCGAAATACGTCCGCGATAGCGGACACCGAAATTCCGCATTCCGCATTCCGAATTCCGAATTATTCTGGCGTGTATTCTGCGGGAATTACGCTGTGCGGTACGCGCCAGCCGTTCGCGGCGATTCTCGTTATCATATTGCTCGCCTGCTGGAACGTCCATTCCCCGACGTGCAGGAAGCCTTTGTTCTCCAGCAGGCGTATCTGCTTCGGGGTAGAAAGTCCGTCCATGCGGCGCTTGTTAAGGCGGTCGAGGAGCATTGCCGCCTTGCCCGCGTTCTCTATCTCGTTCGGGTAGATTCCGTACTTCTCCAGCGCGTCGAGCTGCTTCTGCGACGGCGGGGACATCTCCCAGCCGAACGACGGGACGTAGCCGGACAAGTCCTGCGCCTGTATCGACATCTCGAACTGGAGCGGGTCAACTAACGCGCGCTTGCGCTTTCGCATTTCGCCCAGCTGCTTCGCGAGAGCCTCCTCCCGCTGAGCTACTACGTCGGTTTCCGCTCTTTCTTCGGCTTCGGTGATGTCCATTGCACAGCCCGCCGCCGCGAGGTTCTCCGTCATTTTCTGCGCTACCTCGTCGCTCTCGCAGATGAGGTGCGCGGGTCTGCACAGCTCGTGCCGCTGAGTATGCCAGAGGAAGTCCAGTAACAGCAGGTCTTTCTTGCCGGGACTGAGCCGCGTTCCTCTGCCCACCATCTGGCAGTAAAGTCCGCGCACCTTTGTCGGGCGGAGGACTATCACGCAGTCCACGGAGGGGCAGTCCCAGCCCTCGGTGAGGAGCATTGAATTACAGAGCACGTTGTACTTTCCGGCTTCGAAATCCCGGAGTATCTCCGCGCGGTCGTCGGAATTTCCGTTGACCTCCGCCGCCCGGAAGCCACGCTCGTTGAGGATATCCCGGAACTTCTGGGAAGTCTTGACCAGCGGCAGGAACACCACCGTCTTCCGGTCGGCGCAGTTGCGGAGCATTTCGTCTGCTATCTGATAGAGATACGGCTCGAGGGCGGTGTCGAGGTCTGCGGCGCGGAAGTCCCCAGCCTGGACGGAAACCCCGGTGAGGTCGAGGTTCAGCGGGATAGTCAGCGCCTTTATCGGGCAGAGGTAGCCCTCCCGGATAGCGCGGGGGAGAGTGTACTCATACGCCAGGGAATCGAACACCTGACCGAGATTCTTCATGTCGCCGCGGTCGGGGGTCGCAGTCACGCCGAGGACTTTCGCGCCGCTGAAGTGCTGTAATATCCGCTGATAGCTGTCGGAGACGGCGTGATGAGCCTCGTCTATTATGATAGTATCGAAGTAATCCGGCAGGAACCGCGCGAGCCTGCTCTCCCGCATGAGGGTCTGCACGCTCCCGACGGTTATCCGCCAGAACGAGCCGAGGGAGGTTTCCTCGGCTTTCTCGACGGCGCAGTTGAGATTGCAGGCTTTATGTATCTTGTCCGCCGCCTGCTCCAGGAGCTCCCCGCGGTGCGCCAGAATGAGCACGCGCTCGCCGCGCTTCACGCAGTCCTCGGATATCTTCGCGAAAACTATCGTCTTGCCGCAGCCGGTGGGGAGCACGAGCAGGGTGCGCTGTACGCCCTGCTCCCACTGTTCCAGCACGGCGGCTTTCGCTTCGTTCTGGTAGGGTCGGAGCGCTATCGGCGCGGGTCTGACCGCAGTTTCGGCGGGGGCGGGCTCAAGTAAAGTGAGCTGATTTTCCATGCGCTCACCACTTTCCGGGAGAGAATACGCCGGTGGGCTGATTAGCGGGGGCGGTCTGCGGAGCGTACTGCTGAACCGGCTGTGCGTACTGCTGAGGCGCGGGCTGATACTGCGGCTGTGACTGTGGTGCGCTCTGGGGCGCGGTCTGCGGGACGTTCTGCGCAGGTGCAGATGAATTTTCAAACGGGTCATAGAACTTCTTTATGTCGTTCGACTGCATATCCTCGCCGTTCTTGCCCTTCCAGCTGCGGACGGTTATCTTGCAGCGGCCGTGCGCGCCGGGGACGGCGTTCCAGTTCATGCGGAGCGGTTCGCCCTTGCGCTTCAGTCCGATACCCGTGAAGAACGCGGAGAGCAGTCCCTCGCAGCGGGTGTGCAGGAAAAGTCTGTGCCTGAGGTTCGCGGCGCTTCCGTCCGGGAGCGTTACCGCGAGGGTAACTATCGCCATGTTGCACGGCGGGAGCTTCTCCGAACCGTCGTAACGTCCGCGCTCGAAGCCGGTCACGGTGAAGTCGTAGTCGCCCTCCGGGATTATCGTGAAGTCGCTCTCGCGGGATATTTCGTCGTCCCAGCCTAATTCTCTTTCGATGATTTCTGACATTGTGTGGTGTCCTCCTATGAATTTTATCGGGAGATTTTCTTTCCTCCCTGACCGAGTTTAGCATGTAAAATACTGCATTTTACTGCAAAATCAGAACGGGTATTTCTGTTCGTTGATGAAATCAACAATCTGCTTCCACGCACCGACCAGAACGCCGCTGACGAAATCCTCCGGGTAGGCGCTTATCGGCATATCCTCCGGGAAGTAGCCCTTTGTCGCGACCGCCGCGCGAATCTGCTGTTCAGTTATCCCGGAAGCACTCATCAGGTCGGCGAGGCTCTGCGGAATACCCGGATGAACTTCCGTCGCGGAAGTACTCGTAGCAGGCGCGGGCGGAGTTTCAAGGGGCTGAACAGGCGCGTAGATCTGCGCTATCTGCGCGTACTCCATCGGAATTTCCTCCGGCAGACCGTAGCGGTTCTTGGCGTCCCAGCAGGGGTGGTGCTGGGTGTACATTACGCGGCGGTTGCCCTGCGCCTTGTGCTTCTTGCCTTCCTTGTCCGTCTGGACTACTACGGTCTTGTAGTTGCAGAACAGCACGATGTCCGCCCACTCCTTTATCAGCGGGGATATCTTGTTCGTGGTCTTGCTGCCGAGCTTCATCTCCCAGCGGTCGTAGCTGCCCATTTCGTCCGGCTGCTCGAACTTCCGGAGCGCCGCGTGCGCGGTCAGGGTGACGTTTATCCCGGCGTTTATGACCTCGGTCAGCTTGTTCAGGAACTTCCCGAAGCTCTCCTTTTCGAACTCCCAGCCCTTGCCGTAGCCGAAATCCTCGATACCGGATTTGCCGTTCTTCGCGCAGAGGTCGGCTATACAGAGCTGCTCCGCCCAGTCCACGGTGTCAATAACGAGGGTCGCGCAGGGACGCTTGCTTATCACGAAATCCAGCTCCTGGAGGAGCATTTCCCAGCTTGACGGCGCGGGTAATCTCGCTACGTCGAGCTGCTTCGTGCTTCCCTCGGTGTCGATGAAAAGTGGGCTTGGGAACTGCGCCGCGAGGGTCGTTTTGCCGATACCCTCCGCGCCGTAAATCACCGTTTTAACGGCGGTGTGTACTTTTCCGGTTGAAATGTTGAAATCCATCAGAATACTCCTTTACTCCAGGTTGCCCTCTGCGGGGCGGCGTCCGTGCCTGCGCTGGTGATTGTCGGCGCGGCTGTAGCGGCTGTATTTGCAGGCTGTTCAGTCGGCTTCGCATAGCCGTCCTCGATGATGATACTGCACTCGCCCCCGGTGCTTACGCGGGTCGCGATGACCTGCAAGCCCTCCTGCTCCAGCCATGCCCCGAACTCCGCGAGGGTCGCGGCGTCCATCTGCTCCAGCTTGTCCATCAGCACGAAACCGCACTGCGGGTTCAGCCTGCGGACTATCGCCGCAGATACCCGGAGCTGCTCCGCGCCGCTCATGCAGTCCCACTTTGCGCCGTTGTAGGTGAGTTCGCCCTCCTGCACGGAAAGCCCCGGCAGCGGGAGGTCTGCGCCGTCCAGCAGGGCGGTTTTCTGCGCGCGGATATCCTCTATCTTCGATGTCAGCTCGTTGTACTGCTCGCGGGTCTCCTGCGCCTCCGTGAGGGCGCGGTCGCGCTCGCGCCTTGCCCGGACTTTCGCGTTGATAACGTCGATGTCGTGTATGCTCTGCTCGATCTCGGCGGTGCTTTCGTCCGTGAGGTCGGCGGCGGACTTGCGGGCGGTTTCGGCTGCCTGCTGTGCGCGGGCGAGGACTTCCGCGGCGCGGTCGTACTCCTGCCGGGCGCGGAGTAATTCCTGCTCGCAGATATCGCGGTTATTACGCAGGCGCTGATTTTCGCCGTTCTTCGCGAGTATCTCCTGCTGACTGCGGAGCAGCTCGGAAATGCTGACCTCCTCGGCGGGTGCTTCGGGGTAGTCCGGGAGCTCGTCGGCGTACTTCTGCTTCTGGTCGGCGACCTGCCCGACGGCGCGGCGCTGATTATAGGCGTTCTGCTCCTGCTGCTCCAGCGCGGCAAGCTTGTCCCCCACGCCGATTATCCGGAGGAGGGTCTGCGCCTTTTCCTTGCTGGTCGCCTGCATGAATTTCGGCAGGTCGAGCGCGAGCTGCCCGATGAACTCGTTGAGGAGCTGCTGACCGCCCTTGCCGCCGTTCGGGTCGGTTATCTTGAGGGTTCCCCGGTCGCCCTTGCGCTCTACGATAAGCCCGTTCGAGAGGGTCACGCGCAGGTGCGGAGGAATTACCGAGCCGTCCCGCTGCGGCTGCGAGGGCTTGAACTTGTCGCCGCCCAGCGCCCACGCGATACCGTCCAGCACGGAAGTCTTGCCCTGACCGTTGTTCCCGCCGATGACTGTCAGACCGCTCTCCGACGGGGTGAGCTGCACCGCTTTTATGCGCTTGATGTTTTCTAGTTCCAGGTTGGTTATCTTTATCATGATTTGTCCCTCCAAATGTAGTCTAAAAATCCTGGGAGCATGGTCTGCTCGTATTCAATGACCTCGTCCTCCCACTTTACGCCGATATAGTCGAGGACTTTTCCCCAGCCAACGGTGTACATCCAGTAATACCACTCACCGTAATTTGCTTTGCGGAGCCTGTCGAAGCGGTGCGGTCGCTTTTCAAGCTGGATTCCGAAACCGCACATCGAGCAGCCTGTCCGCTGCGCCTTTGTGGTGTAGTACTCGCCCTTTGCGTTGCGTTCTATCGTGCCGTATATCTCCGGAACGGGAACGTTCAGTTCCAGCGCAAGCCTGAGTAAGTCCTGCCGGGAAAACGGCGCAAACGGAGCGCTCCGGATAGTGGTTTTCCCGTAGTAATTACAGCCGTGCAGCATGAGCGCTTTCTGCCGCCGCCCGCCCTCGCTCGCCATAAGCCCGAGATAGGGATAGCTGTTGTGAGATTTAGCCCAGTCGTCGCAGGGTTTCTCTTTTAGGTAGTAGCAGCACTCCGCGGACACCTTGAAATCCGGCTTGCCGTAGTTCACGCCCTCGTTTTCGTTCTCGTAGCCGCCGAACAGCTTCAGCCAGCGCTGTGAGAGTTTCATGCGGCTGTCTTTCTGCCAGCCGCCGTATTCTCCGGTTTCTCCGGTGATGATAGCGTGGCGGACGGTCTTGTTATCCTCTGTCGGGTTCTGCAAAAGCTCGATTTTCGTGGCTATCTCCTTTGAGAGAATCGGGAAGCCGAACTCCTTGATAACAGCCACCTTGCTCTTGATGGGCTTCACGTCCTCAATACCAAGCTGCTTATGTACCGCCTGCACCGACTTATCCTCGAGAATGCTCGCGGATATTCCCGGCACATCGAGGTGGCAGTAGTCTCGAATGAAGATAAACAGCGTAATGCTGTCCAGACCTCCGACTGAAACGTGAACATTCGCGTTCCGGACATCGCACATCTCGTGGTAGTATTCGAGGACGCGCTGCTTAGCGGCTATTTTCTTCGCCTCGTAAGGCAGCGCCTGCTTCTGGAGGAACGCCGCTACGTTCTCCCGCGCGTTCTGTTCCTCCATCTGCTCGTATACGTTTTTCACTTGACTTTTCCTTTCGCCCATGTTATAATGGGCATGTAGTTAATTTTGTTTGCCGCTTCCCGAATTGCCGTTCAGGAGCGGTTTTTCTTTTCCCATGAAATAACCGTCTGTGGTGCGCAGCCGAACCCGCGCTTTATATCCTGGAGCGAAAGTCCCTCGCGGTGTGCTTTGAGAACCTCCTCGCGGATATCTTCGGGGTAGACGTGCGCGCCGTATCTCCTTACAGGTACGTCTGTTTCGCTGACCCACTTGCGGACTATGCCGTGCGAGCAGCCTATCGCCTTAGCGCATGTCCTCAGGCTGTTTCCTCTGCGGTACAGCTCGACCGCTGTGTCCCTTTGCTCTGGCGTGTACATTGCTTGTCCTCCTTTCCCCGAGGAATGCTCCCTTGAACGACCACACCATAATAATGCAGGTGGCTGCCATCATGATGTCCATGCCATTCATGGAGTAGCTCCAGCCGTTCGCGGTAGATACGAGCCAACGCAGGTGGAAACCTATTAGGGCGGCTATTGCGTAGGGTATGTATTTCTTCACGCCTCGCACCTCCCAGCCCACTGCTCCGCCATTGCCCGGGCGATTCCCGGAAATGTTTTGGAACGAGCTTTGGCACGGCTTTCACCGTGCTGAACCCCAGCTATTTTCCCGCCAGCCTCTTCAAAGTTAATAGGGTGTCCGCTCTTAGTGTATCCGTAAGGCTGAGGCGGCGCAAGTTGAGTTGTCCGTTGAAGCGGTTTCAGCCCTTTCAGCCAGAAGCAGGTGCGCTTCTTTTGGTAGTTCTCTATATCGTCCGGGTTTTCGGCGAAATAATAAGGTTGTACTATCTGGTCTGGCTTTCTCCAAAGTGTGGACATAAAGCCAAGAGGATTTTCGACGCATATGCGTTCACAATCAGCAAGCGCAAATTGCATAAAGAATACAGCGGCTTCAGCAAGCTTCCACATTCGGGCAACAACCTTTTCTGGCGGCGTCATTTTCAGCGACAAATGCCGTGTTGTTACGCCTGAAAGATATGTACACGGTGGGTGCGCTATCAGCATATCCCATCTGTCTGAAATCTCATGCTGCTCGCCGCCCATGGTGACGAATTCGCACCGTCCGTTGATAAGCGGAAGAACATCGCCCTTGATATGCCATTCCGGGTGTCCGCCTGAGCACTCCTGTATATCGCAGGAATACGCCTCATGCCCCAGTCGGCGCATTTCACGGCATACAGTCTGGCTTTCCTCACAGGCTATCAGAATTTTCATGACTGGCTTGCCTCCTTTTCGCTTACCCAAGTTTTGATAACCTCTTTGTCGAATACCCAGAACTTGCCGACTTTTCTTGCGGGTATTTCGCCAAGGTTGCACCAGTTGAGTATCGTCCGGCGGCTGACGTTGAACAGCAGTGCTGCGTAGTCAACGCCGAACGTTACGTCGATTTTGTCCCAGGTGCAGGGCTTTCGCGGCTTTGTCCGCATTTTAGCTCCTCCTTATTAAAAGTTCTTCGTTAGTCACGCCGAATACCTTCGCCAGGTATCCGAGCTCAATATCAGTGATGAATCTCTCGCCGGATTCCATACGCTGGACTGCGTTCTTGTCTATGTCCAGACCTATGACCGCGAGCCTGTCCGCAAGTTCCCGCTGAGATATCCTCAGCCCCTTGCGAAGCTCTGCGACCTTGATTCCGGCGATGTTGTTTCTGCCGTCCTCTGTGCGATTGTTGAACATGATGTTCACCCCCTTTCGTTGATTTTTAGGTTGCTTTTCTCACCGCCTTGTGCTATAATGGCATTGAAAGGAGGTGAAAAATATGACTAAGATTTACGCTTGCCTGCTCGGCAATTGGGTATGCCTTAACGATGACCCCGACTGCAAATTTATTGAAAAAGACCAGAGCCCTGCTCTTTGGTGGAAAGAGGGAGCTGAACTTTATGCACCGGAAACACGTAAAAAGAGTGAGGAAAACTCATTTTACAATCTAGACTATGTACACATTTACTATCGTGGAAAGACATACCGGATAAACCCGATGTTTATCCAAATTGTTGATGAATAGTTTTAACTATTTCGTCACCGGAGGAGAGTTTGAGTTCCCGCTCGAACTCTCCTTTCTTTTTTGCGAAAACTACGTCAACGCTCATCTTGATTTTCTGCCAGTCATGATACGACAGACCCTCCAGCGCCTTTGCGGCTTCTTCAATCTTCTTGCTGTCCATTTTTCTCACCCCCTTTCGCAGATTTTATCGTCTTGTTGAAATTAATCTGTTTGCTAGTAGCAAACATCAGCGGCAAAAAAATATGCTATCTCTTTCGGAACGGCTAAGCCCAAGCACCTCTGCTATGTTCATTATTTCAGAAGCCTTGAATCCACGTTCGTTGTTTATCTTCTGGTACATTGCTTCATGGGAAATGCCTACTGCAGAAGCGAGCCGCCTTACCGTATAGCCTCTTGCTTCCATAAACTGACGGAGCTTATTGGTATCTGTCATTTTTATCACCTCTTTTCGTGTTTGCTCTCTGTCAACACTTACATTATAGCACTTTGTTTGCTCACTGTCAACATTTTATTACAAAAAAGTTTGCACAAAAACATACGTCAATTTTTGTTGAAAATGTACAGTCAATTTATGTTGACAAATAGCAAACATGGTGATATAATAGTATGTGTTAGGAGGTGATTAAATGTCAATTCTCGGTGATAACGTGAAACGAATCCGAATTGAAAAAGGTTTATCCCAGGACGAACTTGCTCAAAAAGTTGGATATACTAGCCGCTCAACAATAAGCTGTATCGAAAGCGGGAAAAGGGACTGCTCGCAAAGACAAATCGTTGCACTTGCTGACGCGCTTGGAGTATCTCCGGGCGATCTTCTTGAAAAATCCGACGCTTCGCCGAATACGGTTAAAGCCGTAAGGTTTGTTAGTGCTTCGGAAACCGAAAAAAAGATTATTGATATGTTTGTATCTTTGCCAGCCGACAGCCAGCCAAGGGTAATAGAGAAGTTAAAAAGCATATCAAAAAATTCTTCACCTGTTTCGATTATCGCCCGGAGCTCCGACGACCGGCCGCCCGGAGTCATGATGCTGACGCCGGAACAGAAAAAGCGCCTGGACGAAGCTCCGGACGAAACGCAGAACCCCGACAATGACATCTGATAAAGCGCTATAATTCGACTTCCACAGGGTACAATATCCTGTGGAGGTGAATTATTATAGATTCCTATAAGCTTTATAAAGATGCACGCGACGCGTCGTGGAACTGCCTCATTCGCACCAATACGACAACAATGCCGGTTAAGGTGCTGAAAGTGGCGGCGTTCTATGGTATCAAAGTCGTGAAAAACAGCAGCATTCAGGTGCTGGACCCAAAAATCTCCGGCTGTACGCTGCTCGACAGCGCGGGGAACTGGCAGATAGTGTATCGAGATGAAGAAGTCCGGGGGCGCACGCGCTTCACGGTCGCTCATGAACTCGGGCATATCCTGCTCGGGCATGAGCTGGCGCCGGACAAATCCGGACATTTTCGGACAGCTTCGGACAGGCGCGAACCTGCGGAGACTCAGGCGGACGAATTCGCGGCGAGACTTCTCGCTCCTGCCTGCGTGCTCTGGGGACTGGAAGCCTACGAACCGGAGGAAATAGCCCGTATCTGCGATATCTCAGCGGAAGCCGCAGGGTATCGTGCCAAGCGAATGAAAGAGCTGCGAGGGCGCGGGAAGTTTCTCACTTCGCCGTTAGAGCGGCAGGTGTTCGAGGCTTTCAAGCCGTGGATCGAGCAGCAAAAAAGCCGCCCCGGATAAGGGCGGTATTACATAGTTTGAAAGGTGATTAATATGGTATTAGGATTATTGTCATTATTAATAGGAATAGGACTTGTTATTGCCGCACTGTCAGGAGCTGGAACTATAGCGGCGCTTATCGGCGCAATATTCGTCATAATAGGAATAATTCTGTTATGCACCAAGTGCACAGGTGTTGTTGCAGCGCCTCCCGGAAAGCAGGTTATATCCGCATTCCCTTGCACTCACCTTTCAGGGCTGCCTCTTGGCGAAGTGCAGTGCTATGCCCGCGCATACGATACCAGGATAGTTTTCAAAAAGGAACAGAGCACGTTTGAGTTGCCGTATGAAAAGATAGTTTCCGCCGAGCTTACCGAAAAAAACAAACTGGTAGGCGCATCTGCTGGTTCGGCAATTGCAGGCGCTGTAATGTTTGGCGCTCTGGGCGCCATCATTGCCTCGCGCCCCAAGAACAAAAAAGAAAATATACTGATAATAACCTATGTTTCTGGCGATGAAAACAAAACAATAGTCGCTGCGGTTGACATCTCTGAATGGGGTGCCGCGAGCAAAGCGGTAAACGCTATGAAGAAAAATATAACAGTATCCCAGAATGTTGTACTTTGAGGAGGCGCGAACACCATGTTTAAAGACGATTTCCACATATTCCGGAACAAAGTACAGCAATATTCCGACAAGTTCGACACCATGACCGAGGAAGCCACGAAGAACGCAATAATCATGCCGTTTCTCGTTCTGCTCGGCTATGATGTGTTCGACCCGGAAGAAATAATCCCGGAGTACACCTGTGATGTCGCCGGAAAGAAAGGCGAGAAGATAGACTATGTTATCCTGCACGATGGAGAGCCCACGGTCCTCATCGAAGCCAAACGCGCCGGGTTGAAACTCCAGAAACAGCAGCAGGGACAGCTCTATCGGTACTTCTCAACAAACCGCTGCCGTCTTGCAGTCCTGACAAACGGAATCACATACAGCTTTTTCAGCGATATCAATGCCCCGAACGTTATGGACGATGAGCCTTTTCTCTCTTTCAACATTCTTGAAGATGACGAAGAGCTGTTTCTTTCGTCTCTGGAGCAGTTCCATAAATCAGTTTTCAACGTCAAGGACATACTCACAAAAGCTGTATTTCTGAAATACCTCAAGGTAGTTGAACAAACGCTCCGCAGTGACCTTATCAACCCCAGCGACGAGCTAGTCAAGTATTTTCTTTCCCGCCCGGAAATAAAGACCGGAAATCGCATTACCGCGCAGATGATAGACAAGCACCGCGCAGCTACCAAAGAAGCCATGCTGAAAGTCATGGGCGCGGTGATATCCGTGGATGCTGCTCCGACTGAGCAGGTTCCTCAGAGCGGCACCGGGGTGAACGATATCATCAGCAGTCTCCCAGCCGGAAATGAGTATCGTGCTTCTGATGTTTACGGCGTGACGAATATTCAAGTGGTGCGTGACGGAAAAGCTATAGGCAGGCTCAGAGTTTCCACCTATCACGGAAAGCCGAGATATGACTACACAGAGCTCGGCGGCAGCGGGAAGCTGCACTTTCTTACTGGTGTAGATGAATGTGAAAAGTATCTTGATCCAGCTTATACATAAAAAAATCCCCCGCTTGCGCGAGGGTAAACATATAAAATAACACTATGCAAACAATTGTGGACGCTTTCGCGCCAACAGATATATTATAGCACGAAAGGTCCGCACCTGTCAAGGGAGGACACTATGCCAAGAATGAAAAACACAGCCCGCGCTGACGGACGAGTGCAGTCCCGGGTGTACATCAGCACCGGGACTGACGGAAAGAAGAAGTACAAGTATGTCTATGCAGATACGAACGCAGAGCTTCAAAGAAAAATTATCGACGCCAAGACAAAACTTGGCAAGGGTATCGACCTCATGGCCGAAAACGACACATTCGGCTACTGGCGGCGCAACTGGTTGAAAATCAAGAAAACAGAGGCCTCTGCAAAATGGTATGAGAGCTGTGAAATTTACGCCGGAAAGCTCGCAGATCTCGAAAATGTGAAAGTATCTAAACTCCGCGCAATGGATCTGCAGAGCCTGCTGATAGATATGTCGCTGGAAAAGAATCAGAGCGGCAAGTTCTACTCCGAGCGAACTCTGAAAATCACGCGCGATATTGCCCGTGAAATCCTCGATATGGCAGTAGATAACCGGGTAATAGAGTATAACCCATTTTCCCGCGTGAAGCTTCCCAAGGCGCAGAGAGAGCCGGAAAAGCGGCAAGCACTGACCGCAGCTCAGCAGGAATGGATTTACAACACCCCGCACCGCGCACAGCTCCCCGCGATGATAATGATGTGCGCGGGGCTTAGACGGGGCGAACTCCTTGCACTGACATGGCGGGACATCGACATTGAAGCAAAGACAATCACTATCAACAAGGCGGTCGAAATGAAATCCGGCAAGCCCGGGGTGAAGAACTGCGGCAAAACTGACGCGGCAATGAGAACGGTGTATATCCCCGACAGGCTGGCTGACTTCCTGCGTGAACAACCTCAGACGACATTTCTGGTATGCCCCGCCGCAAGCGGGAATCTCATGACAGAAACCGCGTGGCGCAAGCTCTGGGAAAGCTACCTCGCGGAGCTGAACGTCCGATACGGAGATTTTGAGCACAATCTGGAATATCAGAAAAGATACCACGAAAAACATCCGGACGTTGACGTGACCATACTGCACCGCCCTGGAACACGCTTCGACCCGGAAAATATACCGTTCATGATTCCCCGAATTACGGCTCACTGGCTGCGGCATACGTTCATTACGAATATGTACTTAGCCGGTGTTGACGTGCTCACAGCAAAGCAGCAGGCGGGGCATTCTGACATAAAGGTGACTATGGATATTTACACTCATCTCGATTCAGAACACCAAAATAGAAGCATGGAAAAGCTCAACGATTATTTAGCTAGGGGTGTCAAAAGGGGTGTCAATTCAGACACCGAAACCGCATAGCAGAGCCATTTACAGGCATAATTTTACGTTGACTTTTAATCAGGGTGTCCCGGGTTCGATTCCCGGATGGGTCACCAGACTTAATTAAAGTCGAACACTTATTTTGAGTGTTCGGCTTTTTTCTTTATCACCGAGTTCGTCAAGGCTGATGCACTTTTCGCCGTCCTTGTAGTTGAACAGCACGATGATTTTATCATCATAAACATGAACGCTGTTTACGAAAACATCGATCAGCCTTACCGGAAAAAGAAAAGACTAGCCGTGTGGGGCGGGTAGAGCGGGGAATGGCAGTGGCAAATAAAGGAATAAAAATGCACAACTATCAGGCTGAGTTTTTGGTGAATAAAGAGAAAACGCCCTCCTGAAAGGATCAAGAGGGCGTAAACCGTGCTGTAATCAGGTCTGAGGAATACAACTGCTATAAAAACTGCTATAAAACCGTATCTAGGGCATATAAAACGAAAAGCCTTTATTCAGCGAAACCGCATGAATAAAGGCTTTACAAGTGGTTGCGGGAGCCAGATTCGAACTGACGACCTTCGGGTTATGAGTTTTTCCCTGCAAAAATTGACATTTACATTGGATAGTGATATAATTCTAAATAGCAGCTGCTATATTAATTAGTAAAGAAGGGGTTACCAAATTAATATGGACGCACCAAGCACAAACTTATATTATGTTCCAACAGAAATACCAGCAGAATATTGTTTTGATTCCAATTCCACTTTCTCAGAATATGCAGATGTGTGGATAGAAGAAAATACCAGCATACTTGCTGTTAAGACAATATCCAGGTATCGCGATTTACTGAAAAGAATCAATATGGGAATAGGACATATTCCGCTTAAAGACATACAGCCGTATCATTTGCGGCAATTCCTTGGGAAGATATCCCAATACGGTGTAAATAAACGCACCGGAAAATGCTTATCCGAAAAAACCATATTACACCATTACCGACTTATTTCTGTTATTTTGCAGCAGGCAGTCAGGGATCAATTGATTCCATCAAATCCAGCTTGCAAAGATAGAATGAAAGCACCAAAAGTAACAAAACATGAGGTTGCAATATTGCAGTGCAGCGATTTTCAAAAACTGATATCAATTCTTACGCTTGATCGAGAGATTGATATAAGAATGAGAACCGCTATACTCCTCATGGTACTGACCGGAATACGGCGCGGCGAAGTTGCTGGATTGGAATTTGGAGATCTACAAGAAGAAAAAGATCTTCTGACGATACGAAGAGCAATTCTTTATACACCAGAAAGTGGTGTTTTCCAGAAGCAGCCTAAAACTGAATCTTCCTATAGAACATTTCTTATTAGCCCCTGGGTAAAAAGTATAATTCTTGATTACAAACAATGGTATCAAGATAATTATAATGTGAGAAGTAATCTTCTGCTAAACAGGAAGCTGTTTTGCCAAGATGACGGTAAGCCAATTCATCCAGATACTCTCACAATATGGTGTCGTAAATTTTGCGACAGTAATCCATCAATACCTAGGTTTACTCCTCATGTTCTCCGGCACACATATGCTTCTATGCTGATTAGTTTAGGTACTTCGATGAAAGAGGTATCATGTCGGTTAGGTTATAGTATGCTAACAACGACGTGCAACACATATACGCATTCGATGCAATTCGCGGATCGTCGAGCTGCCGAGGCATTGGATCAATTCAAGATAATCTAATTTCAAAAAGGCTGGATTAATGGTCCAGCCTTTTTCTATAGGAGGTGCATCATGAAGAGCGAAAGATGGCAAAGCTCAAAGTCGATTTTATTATCTTTTCAGGATTTTAAAGACGAACTGAAAACCGAACGCCAGTGGGCAAAAGCAGGATATCTTCCGGTGTCCGAGGACTGTGGCAAGAAACTCCGTCCCTCTCGATTTTCTACTGGCTCGGTCAGTACTCTTCCCCGCTATCTTCTGCCAGAGGAAGTCAGAGCTGCAAGTTCTGATGAGCTGGCAGAATATTTTAAGCCAGAACGCGAACGTAAGGCAGCCCAAGCCGCCAAACGCAGAGCAAAGCTCAGACGTGAACGAGAACAAGAAAAGGAACAGGCTCGACTGCTCCTTGCATTGGACGAGCAGCGAGAAAAAGTTCTTACTATTACCCAGTCTGTTGAGCTCCCTGCTGAAACATCGGGCGGTATCGTGATAGATACAGAAACAACAGGCTTATGTGCAGGAGAAGATGAAATCTTGCAGCTTTCCATAATCAGCGAAAGCGGTAAGAAGCTGTTCGACAGCTATTTCCATCCACTGCACAGGTCGTGGAGCGCAGCGCAGGCTGTAAATAATATCTCTCCAGATATTGTTGCGAACGCACCGAGCATTGCTGAGAAAGCAGCTGAGATTCAGCGGATACTAAACTCCGCAGATACGATTATTGGCTACAATACATCTTTTGACGCGGACTTCATAACGGCTGTTGGATTGATTATCCCCCAAAGAGCTGAAATCGTTGATATAATGCCGATTTTCGCAGAAATCTATGGAGAGTGGAGCGACTACTTCGGTGAATATAAATGGCAGAAGCTCACGACCTGCGCCGCGTACTACCATTTCGATTGGAACAGCATAACAATGTCTGCTCACAACAGCCTTGCAGACTGCTTTGCAACGCTGCATTGCTTCAAATGCATATTTGGCAGATCACAGTAAACATATCCACTATTACAATAATGAAAGGAATATAAAAATGTTTGGAAATCGTACAGAATCCGGAAGAAATAATATTGCTGGCATTGCAATTCATAACCGGCGCAAAGCGCTTGGAATAAGCCAGCGTGAAGTAGCCGACAGGCTCCGCAGTCATGGACTTGTCATTGACAAGAATGCAGTGCAGCGAATGGAAAGCGGCGAACGCTTCATAATCGACACCGAACTTCATGCAATAGCAAAAGTGTTTGGAATTTCCATAAATGAGCTGCTTAAGGAAACAGATTGATTGGGATTCCATTTTCAATATACCAAACGAGGCTGAATGCCGAACCGTGTAAATGCCAATAATACCCACAGAAAGTGAGGTAT